GAAACGGTACGATCCCTGCGATGAACTCCGCACGATACGGCCGGTCACGCCATATCCGGGGACTCCACTGTTCGACCTGGCCGTGAAGGATCACCTCATCTCCGGGGTGGAGGACTTCTACGAGAGAGCGCACGTTAACAGCGACCTGATCAGCGTGAACTTCATGGATATGCCGACGGACCTGGCGCACGAGTACCTGTTCAGGGCCAACAAGAAGCTGGTGGAGAACTACCTCCAGAAGCGCGGGGCACGGCAGATAGAGTCTGCTGCGAGGATGTACTTGAAGGGGGATACGAGCTTCAGGGGGTTCAGAGATGTTTAGCCACCTCAATGTAGAGCTCACGAGCCGTTGCAATAAAGCGTGTTTCTGTTGTGGCCGCCGCAAGATGGAGCGCGAGTACCCTCATCTCGTGGATTGGGGAGACATGGATCACGAGATGGTCCACAAGATCGCTGTCCAGGTGCCGCACAGAACTATCGTGCAGTTCCATTCGAATGGGGAACCATTATTGTACCCCTACCTCGGCTGGGCGCTGTTCCAGTTCCGGCATTGCTTCAGGCAGTTTAACACCAACGGCAAGCTCCTGCCAGAGAAGGGTTCCGAGATAATAGACAATCTGGATGTGCTGACCATCAGCGTCATAGAGAAGGACGTTGAGGGGGACTACCAGTATGATCGAGTTAAAGAGTTCCTGGCTGTCAAAGGGGATAGAAGGCCAAACATTGTATTTAGACTCCTTGGCAAAGTTGAAAGACCAGATAGATGGCAAGAACTGGGCGGTGTTGTATGCACTCGAGTGCTTCATGCTCCTGGTGGAAGCTATGATTACGAAAGAGAAGTCACAAAGCCGGAGATAGGGGTTTGCCTGGACCTCCTCACTCATCTGGCCATTGACAGGTACGGGAACATCAGCGTGTGCGTGAGATTCGATCCTGACGGGAAGCTGCGGCTTGGCAACGTCAACGACATCAGCCTGTACGATGCGTGGAAACACCCGAAGCGGTTGAAGTACATCGAGAAGCACATAGACCAACATCGAGATAATTGTGGCGGATGCAATGGATGCCACTACTGGGGGGTGCCTCGTAATGCTAGTTGATATAAAAGGCATCAGGATGGAGATTCATGCATCGGTACAGTGGGAAACACCGGATGAGTACCTGGATGCGGCACGGGAGCTCATGGGAGCGATAGACATTGATCCATGCACTACCGAGAGAGCCCAGGAGCGTATCATGGCCACTGTCTATTACACCAAGGAGACAAATGGCCTGGATAAGCCTTGGCTTGGCAGGCTGTGGCTAAATGCTCCTTACGATGCAGGCATAATTGAGCAATTCATGGATAGGGCTATTGAGCAGTACCTTATAGGGAACATCCTTGAGGGATTGATCCTAACGCATACGAACAACACGCACTATGAGTATTTTCAGAAGGTGCTGAAGGAGTGCGCTGCGGCGTGTTTCGTGAGGGACTATATCCATTGGACATCCGGCCATGTTCAGGAAGAAGAGAAGATAAATGAAATGGGCATCAACTGGCACCCAGAGTACACGAAGCACGGTAACGCAGTGCTGTACCTTGGAGTTAGGCCCTATAATTTCAAGAAGGTATTTTCCAAATTCGGGGTGTGCTTATGTCAAATGAAGAGCTGAAAGCCAAGTATGATGATATGCACAAGCAGGGAGCCTCGGCGTGGTACGGGGATGGCCGGGAGGAGCGGGAAACCATACTCAAGATGGGGGAGCCGTGGAAAGGGTCACTTGTGATCGAGATTGGTTGCGGAGAGGGAGAACTATGCGAGTTGATTCAAGCCGAAGGCGCCGGTTTAATACATGGAATTGATTATTCCAAAAGTGCTATCAATATAGCACAAGAAAAACACCCTCATACTCCTTTTATCTGTGGGGATTATAGAGATCATATTGTTTATGCTGACCGCCTCGTCATGCAAGGTGTCCTCGAGCACTTAGACGACCCCTTCGGTGAGCTCCAATGGATGATCGAGCACTTCAAGCCGAAGACGGTAATCACCTCCAGCCCATGCTTCCTGAACCCCCGCGGCATAGTGTGGATGACCCTGGATATGCTCGGGGCCGTGATGAGCAAGACGGACCTACACTATCTGCATCCGTACCAATTCGCTGAATTCTGCGACAAGCATGGCTATTCCTATGAATGCAGGGATTGCGATTATGATTGGGGAAATGGTGGGGATATGATTGCTGACCTTGCACAGCGCATATCTCTGGCATTAAGGGATGGTGGGTTAACACCCAAAAAGCCCGTGGCAGAATTCATAGAATGGCTAAAAAGGTCTGGTCCCATAGAAGGACTTGGTGCCACAATGGTCTACCGTATTGAGGTTTAAATGCTCTGCCCCTTCTGCAAATCTGAGGATAACCGCGTTATCGATACCCGTAAGTTCGATACCTGCATCATACGCATACGCCTTTGCATCAACTGCAAGGTAGCATGGCATACCCAGGAGACAGTAGGGGCAACGGATGTTTCAAAAATAGTCGATAGGCACGTTAAAATACAGATTCATTCCTAAGTGTTCCTAGAATTCCTTCATTAGATACAACTCTCTTTCTTATCTCACATAATAAGCACAGACTATTACGCATGGCCGATGCTAACGTACAGAAGCGATCAGGCTGGTATAAGGGTATCAGCGGCAATCCTCGGGGCCGTCCGAAGGGGAGCAAGAACAAATTCTCCAAGATCCGAGAGGATTGGTTAAAAGCCTACCAGAAGGGTGGTGGAGTAAAGTTTTGGAAGGATCTGGCCAAGGCAGATCTGGCTACCTATATGAAACTCGGCGTTTCAATGCTTCCAAAGGATTTGAACGTGGATGTGGACGGCAAACTCGAGGTCTGTTGGCTTGGCGAAGATAGTAATCCCCTTCAAACCCCATAAGTACCAGCAAGAGATCTTCCAATCCCTCAAGAGATTCTCCGTCCTGGTTTGTCACCGCAGATTCGGCAAGACCGTCCTGTGCGTCAACCTACTCATCCGCTGGGCTCTCTCCTCCAAGAAAAGAGCATGGCGCGGGGCCTACATCGCCCCCCTGTTCAGGCAAGCCAAAGCCATCGCCTGGGACTACCTCGTCTACTACTGCAAGGACATCCCGGGCGTTAAGTTCTTCAGCCAGGAACTCAGAGCCGACTTCCCGGGCGGCTCGCGCATCATGCTCCTGGGCTCCGATAATCCCGACTCCCTGCGGGGCATCTATCTGGATGCTGCCATCATGGACGAATACGCCGATATCAAACCTCAAGTGTACTCCCTCATCATCGCTCCCGCCATCACTGACCGCAAGGGCAGCGCTATCTGGATGGGTACCCCGCGGGGTCACAACCATTTCTACGACATCTGGCAGCAGGCGCAGGGGAATCCCGATTGGTACCATGCGACCTACAAGGTGACCGACACCGATGTGCTGGACCCGGACGAGCTGGCACGGCGCAAGGGTGAGATGTCCGAGGATGAGTACAAGCAGGAGTTCTTGTGCAGCTTTGAGGCGGCCATCCAGGGGGCTTACTACGGGACGCTCATGGAGCAGGCAGAGGCTGGAGGACGGATTACGGGTGTGCCATGGGATCCCATCATGCAAGTCCACACCGCGTGGGACCTTGGGATCAGGGACCGCACCGTCATCTGGTTCACCCAACTGAGTCCTGGTGGCGAGATCCGCGTAATCGATTACTACGAGAACGAGCAGGAGAGCCTCGAGCACTACGTCAACTACCTCCACAGCAAGCCATACGTCTACGGAACCCACCTGGCCCCACACGACATCAAGGTGAAGGAGTTGGGCACCGGCAGGACACGGATCGAGGTGGCCGAGAAGCTTGGGCTGAAGTACACGGTGGTTCAGAATATACCCATATTCGACGGGATCAATGCGGTCCGGAGCATCCTTCCCAGGTGCTGGTTCGACAAAACAAAGTGCAAGGACGGAATTGAGGCTCTGAAACAGTACCGGAAGGAGTATTCCCAGCTTCTGAAGACGTATTCCGACCACGCCTTGCACGATTGGGCTTCGCATCCGGCCGATGCGTTCCGGATGCTGGCCGTTGGGATGGAGAGCATAGCCCCTACAACCCCGATAATTAAGCTGAAAATACCCGATTACGCACAACAGCGTGGAGCGTGGATGTTATGAGCAAAGATGATGACATCATACAAGAGATCAAAGAGCGGTTTAAGCTGGGCTACGATGCCGTAGACTCCGAAAATGAGGAGATGATAGACGATCTCAACTTCCTGAACGGCGATCAGTGGCCCGATGACCTCAAAAAGCAGCGTGAAGCTGATGGCCGGCCGTGCCTGGTCATCAATAAAGTGCCGAATTTCGCCGATCAGGTCATTGGGGACATCCGGCAGAACACTCCCAGCATCAAAGTCAAGCCGGTGGACTCGAAAAGCGACCCCGAAAC